GCTTTAGCGCAGAATAAATATTGGGAACCAGAAACAATTATCATTGAACAAAAAGCTAGTGGTGAGCCATTGACTCAGGAGTTTAGGCGAATGGGTATACCTGTCGTACCTTTTGTGCCTGCGAGAGGTAATGATAAATACACACGAGTAAATTCGTGTGCACCTATATTTGAAAGTGGTCAAGTGTGGTATCCTTTTGGTGAGAAATTTGCGGAGGAAGTGATTGATGAATGTGCATCGTTTCCTCACGGAGCTAATGATGATTATGTTGATTCTACTACCCAAGCTGTGTTAAGGTATAGGCAAGGCAACTTTATTGAGTTATACTCTGATTATAATGATTTAGAAGAATTACCGCCAAAGGATTATAAATATTATGAGTGAAGATAATCAAGACGAAATTAAAAAACAAGAAAAGTTTGAAGTCCTTAGTAAAATGTTTGGGACACCAAGTTCTAAATACGATTTATTAGCTAATTTATTTCAACAACCAAGAAGAAAAAAAGTTCGTCATCAAGAAACTATTGGAAAAAAAAGAATTGATACTCGACCCAGCAAACCAAGTTTTAGAATTGTTGGAAAAAAAGTGCCACAGATTGAATCTATAACTGAAATGATAGTTCAAGATGACTTTATACCAAAAAGAATAGATACTGACTTAAGACGAGTGAAAGAAGGCGACTTCATTCAAAGTCGTGGATGTAAGTTAGGTCGTAAAAAGAAAACAAGGATTACATAATGGATGATGAAGAAAATTTAGAAGAACAGGTTGAGCCTGTAGACGTGGCCATTGAAGAGCCAACTGATGAAGCAATGATGGAGGAACCTGCTCCTGCGAATGAAGATAATTTTTTTGAGAATTTATCTGAGAATATGGATGATCGTGTATTAACAGCCATATCCAGTGATTTAATTACAGAATTTAAAAAGGACAAAGAGTCACGTTCTGATTGGGAGAAGTCCTACACATCCGGTCTTGATCTACTTGGATTTAAATACTCTGAGGATGGTCAACCATTTAAAGGTGCGAGTGGCGTGACTCATCCATTATTATCCGAGGCCGTTACACAATTTCAAGCCCAAGCCTATAAAGAGTTATTGCCAAGTGATGGTCCTGTCCGCACTCAAGTCGTAGGTGATATGACTAAGATGAAAGAGGATCAAGCATCACGAGTCAAAGAGTTTATGAATTATATGATTATGGAGAAGATGGAAGAGTACACTCCAGAGTTTGATCAGTTGTTATTTTATTTACCCTTAGCGGGAAGTGCATTTAAAAAGATTTATTATGATGAGGTAAGAGGACGAGCAGTTAGTAAGTTTGTTCCTGCTGAAGATTTAGTGGTGCCATATTATGCTTCTGATCTTATGGATTGTGAACGTATTACTCACGTCATTAAAATGACAGAAAATGATGTCTTAAAAAAACAAAAAAGTGGGTTTTATCGTGATGTTGAGCTTATGCCTGTGCAACAAGAAAATGAGATTCAGGATAAGTATGACTCAATTGAAGGAACCTCGGACCAAGGGCCACGGGACTATCAATTTAATGTCTTAGAAATGCATGTGGATTTGGATTTAGAGGAATACGAGAACCCTAATGCTGAAAAAAACGTCAAAGTTCCTTACATTGTGACGATTGATGAAGGCTCACAAGAGATTTTAAGCATTTATCGCAACTTTATGCCTAACGATGCCACACTAAAACGTAATGAATACTTCGTTCACTACAAATTTTTACCTGGTTTGGGGTTTTATGGCTTTGGTTTGATCCATATGATTGGTGGGTTGAGCAAAACAGCTACGGCTGCCCTTAGACAATTACTTGATGCGGGTACCTTGAGTAATTTACCTGCTGGTTTTAAGTCAAGAGGCATCAGAATAAGGGATGATGACCAACCATTTCAGCCTGGTGAGTTCAGAGATGTTGATGCTCCGGGTGGTAATATCAAAGATCAGTTCCAAATTTTACCTTTTAAAGAGCCAAGTCCTACTTTATTTCAATTATTAGGCTTTGTTGTGCAAGCAGGACAACGTTTTGCAGCAATTGCTGATATGGCAGTAGGAAATGACAGTCAAAATAGGGCTGTAGGGACAACAATTGCTCTATTAGAGCGTGGTTCTAGAGTAATGAGTGCAATTCACAAGCGTTGTTATTACTCTATGCGCCAAGAATTTAGATTATTAGCTAATGTTTTTGGTACTTACCTACCTCCAGTGTATCCATACTCAGTTTATGGTGGAAATAGGCTAATAAAAGTCGCTGATTTTAGTCCAGATGTGGATGTTATCCCTGTTGCTGATCCTAATATCTTTTCTATGGCACAAAGAGTGACTTTGGCACAGACTCAGCTTCAAATTGCGCAGAGTGCACCACAATTACACAATATTAGAGAGGCTTATAGGCGAGTTTATGAGTCATTAGGGACAAAACAGGTAGATAATCTGTTAAAACCAGAAAAACCACCAATACCAAAAGATCCTGCGATTGAAAATGCAGAGGCTTTACGTACAGAAGTACCTATTGCTTTTCCGCAACAGAATCACGATGCTCACATTATTTCACATGCAGCATTTATTAAGACAAGAATGGTACAGATTAATCCTGTTGTGTATGCTTTGTTACAAGCTCACATTTCTGAACACATTTCTATGAAAGCTAGGGCTCAGGTCGTGGCTATGCTGGGAACTGAACGTCCTGATTTACTTGAACTACAGAAAACTAACCCTGCCGCTTTTCAAATTGAGTTTGATTCATTAGTGTCTTTACGTGTTATGGCTTTGACACAAGAACTACAGATGGCTGAACAGATGACAGAAAAAGGGGATCCACTAGTTGAGTTAAAACAAAGAGAACTTGATCTTCGTGCTATGGATATGCAGAGAAAAAGTGGTGAGTTTATGACAGAAGAGCAAAGAAAGATGAATGAATTTGAACAACGTATTGATTTAGATAAAATGAAACGTGAAGATGCAGAGGCCGCAGCAAAAGAAAGAATTAGAGTGGCTGATGAGAAACTTGGACTTAATGCCTTAAAGATGGGTATAGAGGGAGCTAAGAATGCGCAATAAACTAGGCAAACCTTTTGGCCCACCACCTAAACGTGGTCCTAATCCTCAAGTACCTCCTGTAAAACTTAAAAAGGGAGGGTTTGATCCAGAAGGTAGTGGTTATGATTATAAAAATGCTCCTGAACCAAGTTACAAGGAGTTAGGTTATTTTCCAAAATATGGCTCTTTAGATCCAAAAACTGGAATGGTTCTTAAAGGCAGAAAACATCCAACATACAAAAAAACAGAAGAAGCTGAAAAAAAATTAGGAAACAAAATAATAAAAAAGGGTAAAAGATATTATTCAGTTAAAAAAAAGAAAGAGGGTGGTCTCAACAGAGATGAGAGATTCATGGGTTTTCTGAGCAAACAATTCAATCAAAATAAAGATAGAATTATTAAAGAGGTTGTCTTACCCGGATTAATTAGAAAAGACTTTGGTGCTCGTGTTAAAAATTTAATGAACCAAGCGGTTAGAGATTTTGACGCTCAAGAAGGCGAAGCTCCCTACACTATGAATTTTGTTGCTTATAATCCTAAGAAAGAAGAAACAGGAATTACAACAAAAGAAACTATGGGTTTGAAAAAAGGTAAAATGGTTGGATGTCCACATAGGGAACGAGGAGCAAGAAGTGACATTAAAGGCATTTCAAAAATACAAGTTAAGGGAAAAAAATTTACCGGCGTATTCTAAAGGTAACCCTAAAGAAAATATACTTAACGTAATTTTAATTTTACTTATCCTAGAAATTTTGATACATTCTGTTGAAGTAATTATTGATAGTTTACCATATTTAAAATGATTAAAGGCGACTCTGAAGAATATAATTTAATTGTTGATCAAATAAAAAAGTTAACAATTGATAGAGCAACTTTAACTTGTGAAGTTGGTTTGAGAGAAGGCTTGGGTTCAAAAACAATAATGGATGCTATGAGAGAACATAATCCTAAACTTTATAAACATATAGCCATTGATCCATACGGAAGTTTAGCTTATCAACATTATGATAAGCCTGACAATATAATTAATGCGGGGTATGACGATGAAATGATGCAACGAACAGTTACTGAATTACATAAAAATTATAAAGAGTTTAACTTTTTCCATATGACAGATGATTATTATTTTAAAACTATGGGCGAAGGACATCAGTTTTGTTATGAAAGTAATCTAATGATTTATGGTTTGTATAAAGTTGTGCATCTTGATGGTCCTCATACAACTCCCGCAGTAATTGATGAGCTTGTATTTTTTATACCTAGAATGGAAAATCAATCAATAATAATAATTGATGATTATAAACTGCTTAGTATGGGTATTGTGGATATGCTCCTAAAGACTTATAATTTTAATGTTGCTGAAAAAGGTGACAATAAAATTATTTATAAAAAGGAGATATAATGTTTCAAGCAATTATTGGTCCTGTCGCCAAGTTAGCTTCAACTTGGATTGAAGGACGTCAAAAAAAAGCTGAACTTAAATCAAAAGTTGAGTTAACAAAACTAGAAGCAACAAGAACAAGAATTGAGAAGGAAGGAACTTGGGACGAAAAACAAGCAGATGCAGCAGCGGATTCCTGGAAAGACGAGGCATGGACCCTTGCGTTCATCTCTATAATTTTTGCCTCCTTCGTACCTGCACTACAGCCATATATGAAAGAGGGTTTTATTTTTCTTAAAAATGATTGTCCTGAATGGTTAAGTTGGGGTATTTTAGCCAGCATAGCTGGATCATTTGGGTTGAAGAGTATTGCCAAGTTTAAAAAATAGATTAGAATATGTTTAGTGGACTGCGGTCACAAGGACAACCAGCACTTTAATTTTAGGAGATAATTATGTGGTCTAAACCTATAATTACAGAAATTTCTGTTGGTCTTGAAATCAACAGTTATGCCTGTGCTGAAAAGTAAAGTGATGGGGACATAGTCCCCTCACTACTAAGGAGAGTGATATGTTATTAACTAAAAAATTTATTAAATTTAACAATCTAATTGTAAAAATACCTTCTGCTACCAAAAGGGTTTGGGACTTATCTGAAAACAGATGGGGATACAAACTTGTCAGAGATATTTAGAATAAAAGATTGTAGTGGTGAAAAATTCCCAAATAAAAGACGAGTGCTTGAGTATAAGTCACCAGTAGTGTGTTATGGTAAAAAAGTTTCACAAAGTAGAAATAAGGTTTGCAAAAAAGACAAAGAGAAGGTATAAAAAAAAAGGACTTACACACAGAAAAAAACTAGGACCAAAATCTCACCTTCGTAGATATGCTTGATATTGATACAGTACAAACTATAAGACACTACATTAAAAAAGAAATTTCAAAAACAAAAGACCATATTTGCTATGGTATAGACAAGTTAGATCAACTTCATTATGCTAAGGGTAAGCTCAGTGCACTAGAAGCGCTGCTTCAGGATCTTAAAGACCTGCAAAATAGAGAGGATAATGTAGATGACATTGATCAAACCTAATACTAAAATCGTTACACCAGAAAAGGATAACGATGAACCCTTAATTCCTAAGGGTGCAAAACAAGTAGAAGAATATCTTAAATTATTACCAACGCCAGTAGGATATAGACTTTTAGTAAGACCTTATCAACCAAAGGAAAAGACTAAAGGTGGTTTATATCTGACGGAAAAAACCCTTGAAACACAACAACTGACTACAGTAGTTGGTATGGTAGTGAAAATGGGGGATCTTTGTTATAAAGACAAAGAAAAGTTTCCAACTGGGCCTTGGTGTAAAGAGGGACAGTTTATCGTTTATGGGCGTTATTCTGGTGCTCGATTTAAGACAAAGTATGGTGAACATCGTATTCTAAACGATGATGAAATCATAGGAACTATTAACAAACCCGAGGATATCCTCGCATTATTCTAAGGAGTAATTATGGAAGAAGCAAACACGACACCACAAGTTGAACTTGATACAGATAATGTAAACGAAGAAAATATTTCTGTTGAAGATCAACCAAAAGAAGAAAAAATAGAACGTCCTGAAGTAGATTTAGGTTATACAGATCCTATTAAAAAGGATACTAAAGCTAAAATTATTGAGGAGAAACCAGAAAAAGAAACCAAAACTACAACTGATCAAAAAGAAAGTAACGATGACTTAACGACTATTTCAGACAGTGTGCAAAAAAGAATTGATCAATTAACGCGTAAATATAGAGAAGCCGAAAGAAGAGAAAAAGCGGCTCTAGACTATGCGAAAGGTCTTCAGAAAAAATATGACTCTGCAGATAAGAAATTGACTGATGTTGACTCTAATTATTTTAAAGAATTTGAGGCTAGAGTTGATGCACAAAGAGAACAAGTTAAAAATGTTCTTAAAACAGCAATAGAATCTAATGATACAGACAAAATTATGGAAGCAAATGATAGGCTTACCCAACTTGCTGTTGAAAAAGAAAAAGCTCGTATACATTCAGAACAAAAAAAACAAGAACAAGAAAATAAGAAACAAGAACAACAACAAGAAACACAACCTCCTCAGCCTCAACCTGTTGCAAATCAACAACCTCAACCTGCTAGTCCTAGAGCAAGAGAATGGGCAGAGCAGAATAAATGGTTTGGTGACGATAAAGTGATGACAAGTGCCGCTTTTGGTGTTCATCAAGATTTAGTGGCTCAAGGGTTTGACTCGGAGTCTGAGGAATATTACAATGAGATAGACAAGCAGATGAGGGATTACTTTCCTCAAAAGTTTGCTAGTGAAAAAAAACCGATCCAAACTGTTGCCTCTGCGGGGCGTAAACAGGAAGGTCGCAGAAATGTGAAACTCACTCGATCACAAGTGGCTATTGCCAAAAAATTAGGAGTGCCACTAGAAGAATACGCAAAATTCGTGAAGGAGTAAAAAAATGAATGATACTATAAGAAAAACCTCACGCGTGTCACAAGAGAATAAGCCATTAAGGAATAAACCTTGGACACCACCATCAAGTCTAGATGCACCCACTGCACCAAAGGGCTTTGTGCATCGTTGGATTCGAACTGAACTTATGGGTCAAGAAGATACAGGTAATGTATCTAAAAAACTCAGAGAAGGTTGGGAGTTTGTGAGAGCTGAAGAGATTAAAAATCAACTTGGTGATCACGATTATCCAGTGATACAAAAAGGTCAATATCAGGGGTTAATTGGGGTTGGTGGCCTTGTGTTGGCAAGGATACCTGAAGAAATTGTTGAACAACGCAAGCGGTATTTTCAAAATATTACTGCTGACCAAGTTAAAGCCGTTGATAATGACATTCTAAGGGAACAACGACCAGAGATGCCTGTTAATATTAACAGACAATCTCGTGTAACTTTTGGTGGTGGTCGTAAATCATAATTTTTTGATAAAAGCCATCGCTGTATTTGTTTAACTTAGTTATTAAAGGAGATAACATATGGCTAACGTAGCTGAAAAGTTTGGTCTAAGACCATACAGATCGTTGAATGGTGCTCCGTGGAATAATGCTCAAAACAGATACACGATTAAACAAAACGAAACTACTGCAATCTTTCAAGGTGACTTAGTTGTCCCAACGTCAACAGGTAACGTAGAAAGACACACTGCAGGAACTTCGGATCACGTTGTCGGTGTATTCAACGGGTGTTTTTACACAGACCCAACAACACAAAAACCTACCTTTAGCAATTTTTACCCTGGCTCAATCAATGCAGATGACATTGTTGCAAATGTAATTGATGATCCTGATACGTTGTTCTTGATGGATGCTGATGCAGCATTTACAAGATCAGAGTTGTTTAAAAACTATTCTGTGACTAACGTAACTGGTAATACTGTTACAGGTATTTCAAAAGTTCAACTTGATGTAAGCACAGGTGATAGTGCATCTACATTTATGGTGATGGCAGTAGATATCAGCCAAGATCCTAACAATGAAGATACCACTGCGGCTAATGCTAACGTTCTTGTTAGAATTAATAATCACTTCTACCGTCAAAGCGGTGGACTAACTTAGAGAGGTAAAATATGGCTATTTCAAGATCCCAGTTGGTCAAAGAGTTAGAACCAGGTTTGAACGCTCTCTTTGGCTTAGAATACAACCGTTATGAAAACGAACATGCAGAAATCTTTGTATCAGAAGCATCAGACAGAGCTTTTGAAGAAGAAGTAATGCTTACTGGTTTCGCAAGTGCTCCAGTTAAAGAAGAAGGTGCAGGGGTCACATTTGATCAAGCAACTGAATCTTTCACTGCGAGATATACTCACGAAACTATTGCTATGGCATTTGCTATCACTGAAGAAGCGATTGAAGATAATCTATATGATAGATTAGCTGCACGTTACACAAGAGCATTGGCTCGTTCAATGGCAAACACTAAACAAGTAAAAGCTGCGAATGTACTTAACAATGCATTCAACTCAAGCTTTGCTGGTGGTGATGGTGTAGAACTTTGTTCAACACAACATCCACTTGCTACAGGTGGTGTATTTGCTAACGAATTAGCAACTGCTGCTGACTTATCTGAAACTTCACTTGAGCAATCTTTAATTGATATTGCTGCATTTGTTGATGAAAGAGGTTTAAAAATTGCTATGCAAGGTGTTAAACTGATTATTCCAAAAGAGCTTCAGTTTACTGCGGAGAGAATTTTAAAATCTCCTCAGAGAGTAGCAACAGCAGACAATGACATTAACGCTATGGCTTCAATGGGTATGATCCCACAAGGTTATAGAGTTAACCATTATCTGACTGATACTGATGCTTTCTTTATTATGACAGATGCACCTAATGGACTAAAACAGTTCGTTAGAGCACCAATTAAAACTGCTATTGAAGGTGACTTTGATACAGGTAACGTAAGATTTAAAGCAAGAGAAAGATACTCTTTTGGTTTCTCTGATCCAAGAGGTATTTTTGGTTCCCCAGGAGCTGCTTAAATATTACGGTTAATATTGATTAAAAGGGGCTTACGAGCCCCTTTTTTTTATGTATAATAAATTTACCAAGATAATATAAACTAAATGTAGACTGACTTGGCAGACCACCCTAGAGGACTACATTTTTTAACCTAGGAGAAAACTATGGCAGGCGTACATTTTACAGGCCCAATTTTATTTGCCGGTGTAAATGACAATAAAAAATGGTTTAAGGATTTACCAATAGATAAAAATCCAGATTACGTTGTTTATTTTGATGACTTTGATAGAGTTGCTTTTGACTCTGCAACAGGTCATAGATGGACAGTTGTAAAAGATTCAGGGGCATCAGTAGCAATAGCTGCAGATCAACTTAACGGTTTAGTTAACCTAAATTCAGCAGCAACAACAGACAACGATGGTGCTTCTATTCAAAAGAATGAAATATTTCAGGTACAAGAGAATAAAGATCTTTGGTTTGAAACTAAAGTCAAAACATCTGATGTAACTGATACGGATCTATGTTTTGGATTTACTGTAAATTTTGCAACAAATCCAGAAAATATGTTAACTGCAACTGATCGTATAGTTTTTCAAAAAGATGATGGGGATGCATCCATTCTGTGTAAAACAGAAAAAGATGGTACAGAAACCTCAACAGATTCTGGTATTGATATGGAAAACGATACAGATGTTACATTAAGTATTAGAGTTCAAGGTCCTAAAGATTCAAACCATACAGGTCAAGTTGAATTTTTTGTTGACAGAAAACTAGTTGCTACTCACACAGCTAATATTCCTAGTGATGAAATTTTAACAATAGCGGCAATGTCTTTATCAGGCAATGCTACTGGAACTAAGGTTACAACACTTGATTATATGTTTGCTGCATCTGATAGATAGGAGTAAAAAATGAGTGAATATCAATTACAGGTCAGATCCTTTAAACCAGCAGCAGCTAGTACAACTAGTGTAGCGGCAGCCCAAACTTTGGGTGGTGCAGGGAATATGACTTTAGCAGGCACTGCATCTACTTTTGCAGGCACTAATACTGTTGCATTGATTACTCTAACATCCACAGGTAACATATCAGGTGTCAATTTTACAATTACAGGCACGGATGCAAATGGTGACACTCAAACAGAGACAATAGCTGGTCCAAACAATGAAACTGTTTCTACCACTAATTATTTTGCTACAGTGACACAAATTGCTGCTGATGCTGCAGTTGGCACAAACACTTCAGCAGGTAACTCTGCTGAAACTGCTGGTGTTATATTTGCAGGTGCAAATAGAGTAAAAGGTGCTCAGATTACTACTGGTGGAACTGTTGGTGATATTTCTTTTGCTTTAGGTAGTCCAACTGGAGATGTATTATTCTTCTATACTGTTGCAACTACTACAAAAGATTACATTGAGCCTTACATTCCTGACGAGGGTATTTTATTTAGAAAGAATTCAACTTTGGGTTCTTATATTAAGATGCCAGCAGGTACAGTAACTTCAGCAACTGTCTATTATGGATAGTATGGATTTATACTATGATGACCTAGATTTATTTGGTCTGAAGAAAGGAGGTATGCCTCCTCGTAATAAGAAAAACTTCAGATCAACTAAATCAGGTGCAGGTATGACAGAAGCTGGTGTTAAGGCTTACAGAAGAATGAACCCTGGTTCAAAATTAAAAACAGCAGTGACTGAGAAAAAGCCTTCTAAGTCAAGAGCAAAAAGAAGAAAGTCTTATTGTTCAAGAAGTAAAGGGCAAATGAAGATGCATAATATTAATTGTCAAAAAACGCCAAACAAAAGAATTTGTCAGGCGAGAAGGAGATGGAGATGTTAGATAAAATTAAAGAAAAAATAGATTTAATTAAAAGCTTGTATTCAGAAAACAAAGACTATATAGTGCTTGTATTATGTTCATTATTAATGCTTTCTTGGATTTTTTAGTTACTATCATATTTGGGATTGGTATTACTTTTATTTTAACAATAGGGAGTGCTTGGGCGATATTATCTTTTCCAATCAACAAATGTTATGCAACTTACAGAAAATTTTTCACTAGCAGAACTAACAAAATCACAAATGGCAACTCGCCTAGGTTTTGATAATAAACCAAATCAACAACACATATTATCTTTAAAAAAATTGTGTGAAAATGTATTACAACCTATTCGTAATCGTTTTGAAAAACCAGTAATTATATCTTCAGGTTTTAGATCTGCTGAATTAAACAAAGCAATTGGTTCATCGAGTAAATCACAACATTGTAAAGGAGAAGCCGCTGATATTGAAATATATGGAATTGATAATAAAATTTTAGCTCAGTGGATTCATAATAATACAAAAT